TCGCTTTGTTTCGGCTCAACTGCCGTACGTGGCACAGGTGAGGGATAGTTGGGGTGTGGCAGATGAGTCACATCCAGCACGCGAGGGTGATGCGAAAGCATCTGGATTGGCGCGCCGCCTTGCAAATTTGACTCCGGTTAAGCCAGGCCAGGTGCTCAACCCTACCGGCAAGAACGGGCGCGAGGGTTCTGAGGCATGGCGGAAGTTCCTCGACGAGTTCGACGGCGCGGAGCCTAGCAAGTCTCGCCGGCTGCGGATGCATGAGACTTGGTACAAGCTAATCGTCGAGGAGAAGGACACGAACGCGTTGAAGCTCGGCGTGGAGCAAGACCAGGGGAAGGCCAAGCAGCAGATCGACCTGAGCAACGAAGATGGGAGCCTGCGCCCGCCGTCGATCGCCATCGGATTCGGCAAGCCGCCCGAAGGCGCCGACGAGACTACGGCTGGCGAGACGCCTCCGGATGGGCGCTGACGTTCAGCTCTGGTTTCCCGAGCCGCTTCGGTTCTTCTTCGAGGAATCGTGGCGATACAAGGGCGCGTATGGTGGCCGCGGCAGCGCGAAGAGCTGGACGGTGGCGGACGCGCTCATCCTTGGCGCTGTCCAAAATCAATGGCGTATCCTGTGCGCGCGCGAGTTCCAGCGGTCGATTGCCGACTCCGTCCACCACCTGCTCGAGTCGCAGATCGACCGACTGGGGCTCACTCGATACTTCGAGGTTCAGAAGACTGCGATCTCGTGCAAGCTCACCAAGAGCGAATTCATCTTCGCCGGGCTCAAGCACAACATCGCCTCGCTGAAGTCGCTGGAAGGCATCGATCGGTGCTGGGTTGAAGAAGCCGAGGTTGTTAGCGACGATTCGTGGAAGGTGCTGATACCTACCATTCGCAAGCCAGGCTCGGAGATCTGGGTCACGTTCAACCCGGACCAGGAGAGCGACCCGACCTACCAGCGCTTCGTCCCCCAACAGAAGCTATTCGACGCCAAGCGGACCAAGAGCGTTCAGGTGAGCTGGCGGGACAACCCGCAGCTGCCTGGCGTTCTCCGCGACGAACTCGAACACTTGCGCAGGACTGACCCTGATGCCTACCAGCACGTTTGGGAAGGCGGGACGTGGGCGCGCAGCGATGCCCAGGTGTTCAACGGCAAGTGGTGCATCGACGATTTCTCGCCTGACACGGGATGGGATGGGCCTTACTTCGGGGCGGATTGGGGATTCTCGCAGGACCCTACGGTTCTGGTGAAGACGTGGCGTCACGAGAAGACGCTCTACATCGAGCACGAATCCTATGCCCTTGGCTGCGACCTGATCGACACGCCAGCGCTGTTTGACAAAATCGAAGGCAGCAGGGCCTACACGATTCGCGCGGACTGCTCGAGGCCAGAGACGATACACCACATGAAGATCGCCGGCTTCAAATGCATCGCCGCGGACAAGTGGCAGGGCAGCGTCGAGGACGGCATTTCGCACATGCGCGGGTACGAGAAGATCATCATTCACCCGCGATGCAGGCGCACCGCCGACGAGTTCAGGCTCTACAGCTACAAAACGGACAGACTCACCGGGGACGTGTTGCCAGATCTGATCGATCGTCACAATCACTGCATCGATGCCATCCGGTACGCCATCCAGCCAATCATCAGGGCCAAGAACAAGAGCGTCTTCGGCGCGTTTCGCCCATCGTAGAAGGGACCACCCCATGCCAAACTTCATCTCTCGCATCTTCTCGCGCAAACCCGGCACCGCGGTCGCCGCCAATGACAGCGTGCCCACCGTCACGCCATCGGACCCGCGCGGGCGCCCGGGCGTGTTCGCTTTCGACGGCATCGAGAACCTCATCACCGGCATGGGGACGTCTGCCGACAAGAGCTATCACACGACCTACCAGCCCGAGGTGGGCGTCGACCGAGTGACGTGCGATGCGATCTTCCGCTCTTCGTGGCTCGCGCGCAGGGTGGTGACGTCAATCGCCGACGACATGTGCCGCAAGTGGCGAACCGTCATGTGGGACGGCTCGAGCGACGACGACGGCATCTTCGACATCCAGCGCGAGGAGCAGCGGGTTGCGTTGCCCAAGAACGTGCATAGCGCGATCAAGTGGGCAAGGCACTACGGCGGCGCGATCGTCGTGATGATCGTCAAGGGGCAGGACAACCTCGAGGAGCCGCTGAACGTCGACCGCGTGAAGAAAGGCGACTTGCTGTCCCTCGTGGTGTACGACCGATGGAGGCTCTACGGCGCCCCACCTGACAAGTTCATGGGTAACAACCCGCATCTCCTCGTGCCGTACCTGAACCAGCAGCTAGGCGATCCAAACTTCGGGCTGCCCGAATTCTACTACCTCGCCGACACCTCGATGCGCATCCACCACACCCGTTGCGTCCGCTTCGACGGCGAAGAACTGCCCTGGACCGACTGGATGCGAAACGCCATGTGGCACGACAGCGTTTACAAGTCGTTGCTCGTCGCGATCAAGAACTACGACAGCCTGATCGCCGCGTGCGGCGCGCTCGCGCAAGAGGCGAGCGTCGACGTTCTCTCGGCGGACCAGCTCGCGGACAACTTGGCCGACGACAAGGGACGGGAGTCCATCTCCGCACGCTACCAGCTGCTCTCGATGATGAAGTCGGTTCACCACATGATCGTCATCGACAAGGAGCGCGAGGCATACGACCGCAAGCCAGTGACGTTCGGCGGGCTGCGCGACTTGCTCGATCGATTCGCTCAGGACGTGGCAGGCGCGGCCGACGTCCCGCTGACTCGGCTGTTCGGCATGGCCCCCGGAGGGCTGAACTCCACCGGCGAGGGCGACCAGAAGAACTACGACGATCACATCTCGGCCAAGCAGGTGTCGATGGTGTCGCCACAGCTGTACAAGCTCGACCAGGTGATGGTGCGGTCAGCGCTCGGCTACATGCCGGACGACTACCGCTCGACGTGGAACCCATTGCGCCAGATGAGCGACGCAGAAAAGGCTGAGATCGACAGCAAGCGAGCCACCCGCGACAAGACGTATCTGGAATCGGGCGTGCTCACCGAAGGCGCAGTTGCCCGCGAGCTCCGCGCGTCCGGCACCTATCCGAACATGACCCAGGATGATGTGGATCTTGCCGAAGGGCTGTCGGCGCCGGTGGATACCGACGAGATGGAAGCGGCAACGGCGGTGGGAAAGCCCGCCGAGGCCATCAAGCCGGCCGGCGGAAGCATGGGCCTCACGCCGACGATGCAGGGCTCGATCATGACCGTCAACGAGGCGAGGGCAAAGATGGGTCTTGGCGCGTGGCCGAACGAGGACGGCAACCTGACCATCGTCGAATTCCAGGCCAAGCACGGCGAGGTAGTGGCCGAGGCCGTGAATGCAGAGGCGGGGACGCCGGAAGGGTCGGAGCCGAAGATGGTGGCAGCGCCGTTCGGCGGAAAGCCGGAAGCGCCTGAAGAAGACGACGACGAAGAGGAGAAGGAGGACGGTGAGGAAGCCACTGCGGCAGATGCAGAGATTGTCCGCGACGAATGCGGCGGGCGCTTCGGAGAGTCGGGCGGGAAGATCGGCTCCACCCGCAGCGGAAAGCACATCATGGCCCCCGCGCGCGATGACAACTTCGCGGCCAATGAAGCCTTCCGCCAGCATCCAGAGAAAGACTTCATCCCGATCTCAGCGCTCAAACACGCCGAAGAGGTTGGCAAGGAATACAGCCAGCGCGACCACATGGACGCGCACAAGATCCTGATGGAGGCCGCGAGGAAGCAATTCGACCTCGGCAACGTACAGCGAGCCCACCACCTGGCCACGGTGGCGCAGGCTCACAAGTACACAGCGCGCGAGCTCGCGAAGAAGATGCGCGACAAGCCGGCAGCGTGATACTCTGAACTCACCTGCCAGACTCCCGCATCTGGCTCCGTCGTCTTCACGGTGTTCCTCATGCGCGGGCGCCACCCCTGGACCGGCTAGCCCGGTGAAGCTGTTCGCTTGCATGTTCCGGCTTCCCAAGGCGTGAACCCAGGGACTATTTTCTACGTGTAGCATTCAATCGTGCTATACTTGGCGGCATGGGAGAACACAAGCGAACCGTGCTACCGCCACCGAAGGACGTTCCACCGAGGCGCGCCGAGCCTTCTGGCCCAGTGCCGATTGAGGTCGGCCAGGTCTGGGTTAACGTGAAGGTGTCCAGCGACCCGCGCGTGAACCGACTCGGTCTCAAGCCTGGGACGACGCTGCCGCCGATTCGCGTGGCGGTGAAGGTGGACGATCTATGGTCGTGCGCGTTCGTCGGCGAGCAGGGCTCGCAGGTGTACGCCGACGAGGCCATGCTGCGCACGGGGGCCATGCGTGGCTGGTGCTGGTAGCGCGCCCCGGCATCGCAGCATGATCGAGAATCACCCGCTCGGCCCGACGGCTGCGGGCAACCTTCTCGTCGAGCACTCGCAGCGCCAGGCAGCCAGCGGCCACCCCCCGCTCAAGCTCGCTGTGGCCATCCAGTTCTGGAAGGGCGACAAGCGCGAGGCATTGCGGCTAGCCCGCTTCCTCGCCGACATCGAGCCGACGAGGCGCGAGGACGTTGGGCTGATTTTGGCGAGTCGCTACGACGTCCCCATGGACAAGTCGATCTGGGAAACCATCATGTACTGCGGGCGCAAGTTCAACGTCTCGCACGTGCAGAGCAGGCGCGAGGCCAAGGGGCACCCGGCCGGATGCTTCGGCTTGTGGGCGGGGACGGCAGAGCGCTGCTATGCCAACTACTCAGCCAAGGGCTGGCCCTGGCACAATGTGTTCTTCGTCGAGGCAGAAGGCGTGCCGGCTCGGTGGGATTGGATCGACTACCTCAAGCGTCTGCATGCTGCGAATCTGGCCGCGGGCAAGCGCGTGACGGGTGCCATCATGGAGGCCAGCCCGTTCTACGATCGCCATGTCAACGGGACGCTGGCGATGCACATGAGCTGCTGGGGGGATCACCAGAGCTTGCATGTTTGCCCCGACACCGAGGCGTGGGACTGCTTCCACGCACAGGTACTCACGGCGGAGGCAGGTCCTCACCCCGCGGTGGCAAATCTGTACGGAGCCCACAAACTCAGCTTGAGCACGTACAAGACGCTAGGGCGCGACTTCGCGTGGATTGCCTCGGTGAAGGACGGCAGCGCGTGGAAGTGTGCGCAGACGCTAGCTGGCAGCGAATGGCAACGGCTGCTGCTGTCGGCGTGGCCCGACGCTTTGAAGAAACCGAAGGCGCCGAAGGTGGCGCGGAAGAGGAAGCGACGTGGGCGATAGGCTCTACCCGCAAGGCAACACGATGATGGACATGCTCGCGCGAGCGAGCCAGCGTGTGCAGCCGGCGACGATTTGTGACGTCGGTGCTTCGGACGGGCGGTGGAGCGCCGAGGCGCTTAGGTTCTGGCCAGCTGCCAACGTGATCCTCATCGAAGCGGACGAGCGGCATCGGGATGGGCTGGAAGCGTTCTGCGCAGCTCATCCGAATGCTCGCGCGGTGCATGCGCTTGCCGATGATCACTGCGGAGAAGGGCATTTCGCATCCGACCACACGGATCCGTTTGGTGGGCAGGGCTCATCCATTCCCAGGCCTGACACTCGCGCGGTGAACAGCACGACGGTGGACGCCGAGGTCGCGCGTTCCTGCTTCCCTGGCCCATACCTGCTGAAGCTCGACACGCACGGGTTCGAGGTGCAGATCTTGGACGGAGCGATCGACACGTTGGCCAACTGCTGCGCGCTCGTGATCGAGGCGTACACGTGCAAGCTTCAGCCAGGAGCGCTCACGTTCGGAGAGCTGGCGGAGTGTCTCGCTGGGTTAGGCTTCGTCGCAACCGACATCGCTGACATCATGCGCCGTCCGATCGATGGGCGCTGGTGGCAGTGCGACCTGTTGTTCGAGCGCGCAGGCTGGCTCGTCGGCGAGCCGAGGTACAAGTGATGGACAAGATCGACGTCAAGGTCAACGTAAAGGTGTGCGTTCAATGGGCGTGGCTCAAGCCAGGCGTGACGGTTGCGATCGACGATGTCGTCTATGCCGACATGATCGAAAGCCGATGGCACATAATCGCGTGGTATTGGCTGAAGAGCATCCTAGTTCCTCGTCGATTCTTGCGTAGGCTTTCCAAGTGACGACCGACATCTTCGTCAAGTCCTACCCTGCGGACTACCTGTGGTTGCCGTACCTGTGGCGGTCCATCGAGAAGAACGTCACCGGGTTTCGCTGCGTGTCCCTGCTCATCGAACTACAGCACGAGGAGCCTACGGTGCCAGGCTACGTCCACATCCAGCGCTGCGAGAAATGGGATGGCACGCCGGTGGGCGGCTACCGTGGCCAGTGCATCGAGAAGCTGCGCGCGCATCTGCACACCGACGCCGAGACGATTTGCTTCGTGGATTCTGACTGCGCGTTCGTTCGGCCCGTCGACTTCCGCTCGTTCTCCTGGCCGCTCGTCGTCTCGCCGTGGGAGCATGCTGGAGCCGCCATCTGCTGGCGCGAATCGACCGAGAAGCTCCTAGGGTTCCCTCCGCCGTTCGAGACGATGCGCACCTTCCCGTTCATCTACCCGCGCGAGTTCCTTGCCGAGGTATGGCAGCACATCGGCGGGATTGCCGGCATCATCGGCCACCTGCGAGAAGGCATGGGGCTGTTCTCGGAGTTCAACGTGCTTGGAAACTACGCC